AGATTGTTCTTGAGTGACATGTCCCCACCATGGTTCTCTTGTTGTTATTATATTCAACGATGATGCTACATTAATGCCAAGCCCGGCGGGCTTTCTCGGATCACCATAATCACCGGGACCTACCAATACTCTATCGCCGTTAGTAGGGAATATTGTGCCGCGATCGACATCATTTTGTACAATATCTCTAGCACTCACAGGATTCTGATGGTCGTAAATCATTTCAGGTACTGATAGTGGTTGATCCTCAAACTCTGTAACAGAAAGTGGCTGTATTTGTTTGCCTGCTTCTGTTGGTAATGGACCTCCGCCGTCATTGAGGTGTACTGTTGCACCTTTTATATAAGTGGGCCCACTTGATGTTACATGTGATGAACTACCAGAACCTACTGTGAATTGATTTTCTGCATAGTTTACCAAGTTTTGACCTCTATTACTTATGGTAGAAGTTGCATCATTTACAATTTGTCCTTTAGAGGCATGACTAATAATACTTCCTTCTTTTTGTGTCATAACATTATATTCAAAATTTGTTAAACTGTTTATGGTATTTCCTGCTTCTATATGTATATCACCTTGAACTTTATTAAGTTCAACTGTTTTTGGACCTTCTTCTGTTAAGCCTGCTTTAATGTTAATTTTAACACCTGCTTCTAAATTCAGGGTGTTGTCTGCTCTCATATTAATATTGCCTGTGGCTCTGACATTAAAATTTTCATCACTGAATACATGCACTGATCCATCTTTAGCAAGTTCTACCCATGCAGTGCCAGGTTTATTAATAATATAAATTAACTCGTTTGTGTCGTCCATTAAGATTTGATTGCCGCCTGCAGTTCTTAATCTTATATGACGCTGGGTTAATTTGTCATCCATTACAAAACTATGACCGCCTATTCTGTGTGTGCCATCTTTCTTACCGGTATCCCAATTTTCCATTTCAGGACCAGGAGTAAGAATACCATAAACTTGGCTAGGCGATTCTCTTCTTGCACTCGAATCACTAGGACCTCTTACTGGATCTTTTATTAATCCTTGCCTAAGGATTGGTTGTATAATATAAGGATTGGGTGGTCTTTCGACATACATGCCATGCCCAGGATCATCGCTGTTTCTATTTTTTTCAGCCGTAGGTGCTAGAATATTTGTGTTTTTAATAACACCTGCAGGGTTACCTGGAACCATAAACTGCATTTGGTCTGGAAATAAACATCCTATAATAATAGGAAACTTCTTTTTACCATCGCCAAATATCACTAACACAAAGTTTCCTGGATCAGGTGGAACCATCCACATACCATATGTTTTCATTGAGTCTTGATATCTATATGTATTTTCACCTACTTTTGCACTAGGCGATGTTCCTGCAAAAGGACTACTCCAATAACAATTAAAATAACCTTTCGGATCTTCCCTATCTTTTGCTAACATAGGAATATAAACTGGTATACGACCGCTTCTGCTGTCGTCTTTAGGTCTTACAATAACTTCCCCCACATAGATACCGTGGTCTAAATTTGCTTCAGAACGTAATTGGTCTGTAGGATTTTTAGAACTGTTTTTATATGTATTAGGTCTATATGGCATCTTAACTCTTCGTCAAATCAAATTTTGCTAAACTTAGTGCTGTAACTTTGGGTGCTCTGTCAAATTCTATTTCGAACAACCCGCCGCTAAAACTAGCAGTTACGGCTATCACTTGGTACACACCACTTATAAAGAACGAAGTACCTGCTCGTTCCATGTATCCTGAATTAGCATCTTCATCATCTACATCAGGGTCGCGAACTCTAGGTGTTTGCATTGTGAATAAAAAGTAATTATCTGATGAACTGTATACTGCATATTCATTAGTGGACTCTTCTTCATCCGTAGCGGCTGGGCCACTAAGTACATCGTCCTCATTAGGCAACGTATTATTTCTTTTTGCTATAGCATCCGCGTATGACATTGGCTTGCCTAAATACCAAGGATCGCCTCTCACTTTTAATCCTAAGTCAATTAAAATACTTTTGTCGTTTACATTATTATACATGTAACCAAACAGTGTTGCTGATGAACCGCCATCGCTTGTTTCACTGCCTGTTGTAACTACAGATTTTCCATATTCTGCTTTTGGTCGTGGACTTGTATCTAACTCATCTTCGTTGTCACCTAACGCCGCCGCTCTAAGAGTACGTCTTGCGTTTCTTTGATTTCTGAATGCATTCAGTTCTCCTATCACAGTTTCACTGCCACCATAATCTTCTAATAAATCTGCACTGTAACTGAAACCACTTGCTTCTGGTTTATATGGTGCAACACTAGGATTTATAGGTGGTGCTGTAGGTGTTGAAGCGTCAGTACCAGCCGCGGCTGAGTTATAATAGCCTAAAGGATCTTGTCCTTGGTTATTTGTAAAAATTAATGCTTGTGCTAATGCTTCACGTTTTGCTTTGTCAGCCATTACGTCTGACATTTGGTCATTAGTAAGTCCTAATTCACCTTGTACTCTATTTGCAAAAGAAGGATCATCTTTTAATCTATTTGTAAGTGCCGCTGTGGCTTTATTTTTTGCTTTCACCTTTGCAAGCCTTTGCAAAGCATTGAGGTCTTCGCCTTCGTTTGTTTTAACCTTGTTAGCATTAGTATCCAACGATCCCATATATCCGCCGCCAGGTGCTCGTAATAATAATTGACCAGCATTATAACTGATATCTGCACCTAAAACTTGGTCATTTAACCCTGTGTACAGATAATGATATGCTTTTTTAATATTCATTTCCTTAATACGTTTTGTGACTTGGTCTTTGGTTAATTCTTCTTCATCTGCAGACACATGCATTTTAGGATCTGCTGTTTTGTAAATAATAGGTTTGTAAACAATAGTTTTAGAATATTTTCCTCTACGTCTATCAAATTTTGCACCGTCGTAATTTATTTCTGCTTCTATTTTATACCACATGTTGAATGCTTTTTCTAAATCTATTCCACCGTTTTCTGCATCATCGTCAAAAACGTTTTTTCTTGAAACTTCATCTAAAAAATCTGGACACATTACTAGTAATGTTGTAAAAAATTGATTAAGGTCTGTGCCTTCTTTCATGTTGATATTTTGGTCAAACTTCCAGTTTGTACCTGCATCAACGCCGCCCTCGAAACTGTCTGGATTATCTTCTAATGCTTGTTCGTATTCTTTCCTGGTCTTTATTCCACGTTCTTGAGCGTTTATTAATCTATTGACCTCGTCGGCCCTATTAGCACCTGCTCTAGTAACTTCTGTGTCTTTTAACACAGCCTTAACTTGGCTCAAATCAAATAATATCTTGTCGTGATATTCTTCGCCGTCTAGATTATCTTCTCTATACTTGTTTAATTGGTCTTGTAAATCTTGTGCAAGTTCTTCAATTTTGTTTCCTTGAACTTTTAGGTCTTTTGGTAATTTAAAATATTCGTCTGTGAATGCACTATCGGCTCCTACCGGACATTCGAAATCATACAGACTTCCTTTGTTATCAATTTGAACTCCGACTTTTGCTATTTGTAATCTAAAAATGTAAGGTCCTGCTATAGGTTTTGTAACAGCACCGTAATCATCTTCTCCTTCGTCTGTTTCATCTGTGTCTGCTTCATATCCCATAAATTCTATTGCTAAGAACAGTGGAACATCTGAAAACATGTAATGACCTAATGCATGTTTGGCGGCTTGTATTTGGTCTAATAAATCAGCGGCACCAGGTTGAAACAACTGGAAGGACGCTCTTACTGCCATGCTGTTTCCGTTTTTTGAATCTTTTACTATTTGTAGATTTAAATTGTCTATTTGAACGCCAGTTACACCTGTTTGTGCAATTACGATTGTGTCTTTTGGCAGGGCCGCATACGCACCTTCAAGCCACCCACCACCATCTCCAGTCTTTGCTGGTATCATAAACAATTTTAAATTGTAACTCGTGTTGACGTATTGGTCTAGGACATTGCCTACCACTGCATCTAAATACTTGTCTTCGTATATTACTTTTTTTGTGTCTACCATTAACCTATCACTCTATCTATACTATTTTTAGAAGGTATATAAATTTCTAATCCTGCTCTAAAATCGTCCAAAGGATCTATTAACAAATCTGGATTTCTCAAAGCAAAAACCCACCAAAGTTGTACTGTTCCAAACAAGTGTTGTGCCAATAAATCAGGTCTTTGGTCGAACCTCGAGTCTATAGTATAGAGTGAATCGTTAATGCTTTTTGGTATTTTAGGCAAATCATTTATGTCCAAGTAAAAATCTCTTACTGGTGCTCTTCTTAAAAAACTGTCTGTGTTATGAAAACTTGCCATTAAATGAATCCTTTATTAAAGTCATCGCCTCTTGTGAATGCTAATAGGTCAAACCTTTTTCTTAGTTTCTTATATGTATATTGCGGTACCATTTCTATCATTATGTCTGTTTCTGTAGGCATGTATGTTACAGTTTCTCCTGCGGTAGGATGATTAAATTTAACAGGTACATAATCAACACCATCAGGTAATTGGAAGTTAAAACTTCTTATGATTACTGGTACTTTATTAAATCCATAATGCCCTAAATATTCAAACATTAAAACTGGAGGAGGTGTTCCGTAAAATCCTTGTTCGACTGCAGAGTCTCCATAGAATCCTTTAGTAACACTTCTCAAGAAATGAAATATTGATAACATATATTGTGCTTCTTCTAGTGTGTTTGCTGTGAATTGTCCTTGCACTGGTAATGTTGCAGGCTTACTATCGATGTATGTGTAAAACGGATAATTAGAACCATGTTGTGAATGTTCATCATAATTCACGGTTGCTTGTAAAAATATGTTTGGTGTGTACGGATACACAATACCACCACGTTCTTTTAAAGGCGACAATATACTAGATTTTGGATTACCTTGTGCATCAACCATGCCATAGGCAATGTCTTCGCCTCCTCTCTTGGGACGAATCCTTGCTCTCCAGTCAAATTTACCCAAATCTTTCCTGCTATCAGGTAAGGATACTGCTTGACCCATGGAATTTAAAAAATCTTCATTTGTTGCCATTATATCTCCGACATACCACAATAGTGCATGTGTACTTATTTATCAGGATAAATAAAAACGTATTTTAATTATTCAAACATAAAATTCAAAAACAATTGACTTTAGGTTGTTTTTGTGTATAATACAATATAAACGAATGATAGTTTTGAGTGAGGAGATTTAATGACACAAAGCACAGGCAGAAAAGTCAACTATCTAAATAACAAAGATTTATTAGCAGAAATTCACAAGAGCAAGATTAGTTATTGCTATGTTGCTGATGACGATTATATGCAACAAGATATTATCGTCGACGATGTGAAGAAAATCAACAAAACAAATATTAAATTAGCACAAGAAAACAAGGCATCCAAGATGGGACAAAAAGCCTATCAGGAATCTATGGCTAAGGGCGACTGGACTAAAAAACCAAAGCAGAAAGATTTTGCTGTTGATCCTAAAAGTATTGCTGTAGACAGTTTGGTATTTAGAGTGATGACTTACGAACATATTCCTGATGAACCAAACAGGAAAAAAACTACAAAAACTATTGCTGATACAAAAGCAAAAGTAAACTTTCCACCTTTCAAGCATTATGTATTAGATAGTAATGGCATAAATCCTAGAGAGGTAGTAAGGAGCCATTGGGTAGGTGGTTTACATAACGGACATTTTAGTACATCACATGGTAGTATTACTAATGAGTTAGGTAAAATGTTTATGAAACTTGTTGAGCGTTATAGTCAAAGAGGTAACTGGAGAGGTTACACTTATGTTGACGAAATGCGTGGACAAGCATTAGTACAATTAGCACAGATTGGTTTGCAATTTAATGAAGCAAAATCGGATAATCCGTTTGCTTATTATACTGCTACAGTTAATAACAGTTTTACTAGGGTACTAAATTTAGAAAAACGTAACCAAACTATTAGAGATGATATTTTAATCGAACAAGGTCATTTGCCAAGTTACGGAAGGCAAATTGCACACGAAGAGGCTCTTCGTGAAATGCGAGAACTAGCAGAAGCAGAGCTCGACTTACCTGGTTCATCAAACTAGAGATCGGCATTTATGGCAGAGGGAAACCTTTTTGAAAGGGCCGCATGTTTTACAGATATACATTACGGCTTAAAACAAAACAGTAGACAACATCTAAAAGATTGTCACAATTATATAGACTGGTTTATTGCAGAAGCAAAGGCACGAGATTGTGAAACCTGTTTTTTCTTAGGTGATTGGCATCATCATAGAGCAAGTATTAATATTGCTACTATGAATGCCACCATCAAGGATTTAAAAAAATTAAATGATGCATTTGATAAAGTGTATTTTATAACAGGTAATCACGATTTATATTATAGAGAAAAACGTGATTTAAACAGTGTTGAGTTTGCACGTGATTTACCAAACTTTGTAATGGTAGACGAATGGTTTTGCGAAGAAGGTGTTGCTATTATTCCATGGTTAGTGGGAGATGAACACAAAAAGTTAAACAAACTAGATTGCAAATACATGTTTGGACATTTTGAATTACCTTACTTCAAAATGAATGCAATGGTGGAAATGCCGGATCACGGTGGTGTAACAGCAAATGATTTAACTAATCCAGACTATGTGTTTAGTGGTCATTTCCACAAACGTCAATACAAAGGTAATATACATTACATAGGTAATGCTTTTCCACATAATTATGCTGATGTTGGTGACAACGAACGTGGTGCTATGTTTTTGACATGGGACGAAGAACCTGTATATGTTAATTGGCCTGAGTGCCCAAAATATATTAATATGGGTTTGCGAGAATTATTAGAGGCACCAGAAACATTTTTAGATGAAAACACTCATGCAAGAGTAAAACTAGACATTAACATCAGTTACGAAGAAGCAAATTTTCTTAGAGAAACATTTGCAGAAAAGTTTAATGTTAGAGAGTTTCATCTAATACCTGTAAAAGAGGAAGAGGAAGCCTTTGAGGGTGATGAAATTAAATTTGAAAGTGTTGACCAAATTGTTATTAGTCAATTGCAAACAATTGAAAGTAACTTAGTTGACACTGAAAGATTAATTGAGATATATAGGAATATAGAAATTGCTTAAGATTAAAAATGTAACTGCTAAAAATTTTATGAGTGTAGGTAACAACCTACAAGCAGTTAGTTTTGATACTGACTCACTTACTCTTGTATTAGGTCATAATTTAGACCTTGGTGGTGACGGTAGTAGAAACGGCACAGGTAAGACCACTATTATCAATGCACTCAGTTATGCATTGTACGGTGAAGCACTCACAAACATCAGAAAAGACAATCTCATAAACAAAACAAATGGTAAAGGTATGATTACCACTGTGGATTTTGAGATTAATGGAAAAGAATATAGAATTGAACGTGGTCGTAAACCTAATGTTCTAAAATTTTATATTGATGGTGTTGAATCGCAAGATAACGAACAACAAGGCGATATGCGTGAAACACAAAAAGACATAGAACGTATTATTGGATTTCCACATAATATGTTTAAGCACCTGATAGCACTTAACACTTATACTGAACCATTCCTCAGTATGAAAACTAATGACCAACGAGATATGATTGAACAGTTGTTAGGCATAACTGAAATAAGTGAAAAGGCTGAAGTACTAAAAGAACTTTTAAAGCAAACTAGAGACAGCATAAAAGAAGAAGAACTTAGAATACAAGCAGTCAATAATGCTAATAAACGTGTTGAGCAAAATATTTCTGACATCGAAAGCAGAAGCAGAGCATGGAACAAAAACAAAGAAGATAAAATAAGTGCCTTACAAACAAGTTTAGATGTGTTGCAAGAAACGGATATCAAAACAGAATTGTCTAAGCACAGAAGTATCACTAGCATAAACGAAAAACAAACAAAACTTACTTCGTTTGAATCTGAACTAAAAAGTATCACAACAAGTCTAAGCAGAAGTGATACTAAATTAGAAGAACTAGAAAGTAATTTGCAAAAAGCAATTGAAGGTGTATGTCCAGCATGTGAGCAAAGTACAGCACATTTGGATACTCATGAGGAATACACTCGGGACCTTAAAGAACAAATCAAAAACGAACAGTTATATAATGTAGACCAAGTGTCTAATATAAATGAATTGAAAAAAGATATTAAGAAAATAGGTGTAATAGCAGAAGTGCCCGATACATTTTATAGCACAATGGAAGAAGCATTACAACACAAACATAATGTAGAAACATTACAAGAACAAATAGAAGAAAAAATTAAAGAAACAAATCCTTATACTGAACAAGCAGAACAACTTAGAGAAACAGGTATCGAAGAAATTAGTTATGATTTAATTAACGAATTGACAAATTTAAAAGAACATCAAGAATTTTTATATAAATTATTAACCAGCAAAGATAGTTTTATCAGGAAAAAAATAATTGACCAAAATTTACAATACTTAAATTACAGATTGAGTCATTACTTGGATAAATTAGGCTTGCCACATGATGTTAAATTTAACAGTGATTTGTCTGTGGACATCACTGAATATGGCAGAGATTTAGACTTTGATAATTTAAGTAGAGGTGAGCGTAACAGACTTATACTGGGTATGAGCTGGGCGTTCAGAGACATATACGAAAGTCTCAACCAACCAATGAATTTGATGTGTATAGATGAACTGGTAGACAGTGGCATGGATACCACTGGTGTTGAAAATGCATTGGCAGTTCTTAAGAAGATGGGTCGAGAGTCAAAGAAAAATGTGTTCTTAATATCACACAAAGAAGAATTACAAGGTAGGGTAAACAATGTGTTGTATGTTGTCAAAGAAGGAGGTTTCACAAGTTATAGTAACGACATAGAAATCTTAGATGCAACATGAGTTATTGGATTTACCAAGGCAAACAAATAGACGATTTACCAGAAGGCTGTGAAGCATTTGTGTACTTAATCACAAACAAAAAGAGTGGTAAAAAGTATGTGGGTAAAAAACTTGCTAAATTCAAAACAACCAAACCTCCCTTAAAAGGCAAAAAGAACAAACGTAGGGGAACAAAAGAAAGCGACTGGCGAGAATATTGGGGCAGTTCAGACCATCTCAAAGAAGATGTAGCAACACTCGGTGAAGAAAATTTTATTAGAGAAATTCTACATTTATGTCCTAGTAGAGGCATTGCTAGTTACCTAGAAGCACAAGAACAGTTCGACAGAGAAGTACTACTGTCCGATGATTATTACAACGGAATCATCAATGTGAGAGTAGGTGGTTCAGAAATTCTCAGAGAACATTTCAAAAAGAAATAACTATTATTCGCAACAGGCTCATAACAGACACCCAGTCAAACTAACACAGGCAACACATAGGCTCCACACCACCCCGCCGAGGCAGATAATATCGGTATCCTTGAGACTCCATTCACTTGGCGTTAGATTCTGGATTGTGGACGGCAAGATACAAAAACGACACAGTATTAAAAAGATGTAGGCACTGAGAAAAAGCAACCTACAAGTTGATAAGATTGAACTCTACAAGGTCTTATTGACTTCCGTGAGATTCGTGACGGTAGTGTATGGGGACAGAAGGCTCACCGGTTCCTAG